ATGCTCGAGTGGTTGAAGAGGCACGCCTGGAAAGCGTGTAAACCCCTAAAGGGTTTCGCGGGTTCGAATCCCTCTCTCTCCGCAATAAACGCTGAAAATCAGCAAATTATAAAACAAACACCCAATTTTATACCCAAGAATGTAAAGTTGGGTGTTTTTATTTTATTTAAGACGAATCATATTCGCTCGGAAAATAATTTGATAAAAAACAGAACAAACGAAAAAAACAACCAATTCATTTTCCGTAAGATTTCGTATCTTTGCAGTAAATAATAAATCAGGGTCTGTCATGATAATATATAATGTTTAAAAATCGTAGTATGAAAAAAAGTAGAAGAAAACGCCTTGTAATTTTGTGTATAGCTTTAGTTTGTATCATAGTTTTAGTTTTTTTATTGTTCTCTAAATCAACTTCTAATAATAGTACAAATCCACCTTTGACAGATGTTTTGACTGATAGCATTTCTCGGATAGTATCAGCTTGTCCTGGTGAAATTGGAGTGGCAATTATTATTAATAACACAGATACAGTTAAAGTTAATGATAAGAGTGTATATCCTATGATGAGTGTATTTAAGGTTCATCAGGCATTAGCTCTTTGCAATGATTTTGATAACAAAGGGATTTCACTTGATACCTTAGTAAAGATAGATAGGAATAGACTTGATTCAAAGACTTGGAGTCCTATGATGAAAGATTATTCCGAGTTGGTTATATCATTAACCGTGAGAGATTTACTTCGTTATACTATTGCTCAAAGTGATAATAATGCAAGCAATCTGATGTTTAAAGATATGGTCAATGTTGCTCAAACTGACAGTTTTATAGCCACACTTATTCCTCGTTCAAGTTTTCAGATAGCTTATACAGAAGAGGAAATGTCGGCTGACCACGATAGGGCTTACTTTAATTATACATCTCCTCTTGGTGCCGCAATGTTGATGAACCGTTTGTTTACCGAAAGTATTGTCAGTGGTGAGAAGCAAAGTTTCATTAAGAATACATTAAAAGAATGTGTGACAGGTACAGATAGAATAGTCGCTCCGCTTCTTGATAAAGAAAGGGTTTCTATTGCACATAAGACGGGTTCTGGTTATGTCAATGAAAATGGTATTCTTGCAGCTCACAATGATGTTGCCTATATATGCCTGCCTAATAATGTCTGCTATACTTTAGCGATATTTGTTAAGGATTTCAAGGGTAATGAATCACAAGCATCACAATATGTTGCGCATATATCAGAGGTCGTATATTCTTTATTAATACAAAATTCGGCAATTCCTTAAGTTGCGTTTACTTTGAAGCTTCAATGGTAAACATTATATAATTTATACAATATAAAAGCACTTCGTAACTATCAGAGTGCTTTTATATTGTCTTTTTTTTCTATTATAACTTGAATCCTCTACTTTTTCTTGGTTCTTCCGTTGGTTGTCGCAAACCTTGCCGAAGTTTCTCCCATTGCTCTTTGAACCATTCGCTTATCGGTTGCCTGTTTATGGTCAGTACAAGTTTGCTATCATCGGTCGGATTCTTCTCCACCTTGAAGATGTTGTTTTTGATTTCAAACTTTCTTCTATGTTCCTCGGAATAAATCTTGCCATTACATTGGATAGCTTCTTTCCTTGTCAAAAGACAATCTATCATATCTTTGGTAAATCCAATGACAGCGCAGAGTTTTTCCATTCTCAACATTTCTCTAAGCATCGGAAACCACTTGAATGCCTTTTCAAGCAGAGTGTTCAATCGTGATATTTCCCTGTCTTTGGCTTCAAGTTCTTGGTTGTGTATGCTCTGAAGATTGCGTATCTGTTTGCCATGTCGCTCTTGCATTTCCTGCATTTGGATTTTGAGGGTGTCAATACCTTTGTCTCGTTTGGCAATCTCTTGGTGCAAATCTTCATTAGTTCGCTCCAGCTCTTTCATCTTTCCACTTCCGAAAAGAGAACCAACTCCGCTTGCTATGGCGGTGGCTGCATTGGTGGCTGTTTTCTTTAGCTTGTCAGTGCGTATTTCTGATTTCACCTGTTTCAGTTCCTGTTCAGCAAGACCTATCTGTTCTTCTTTGTGCCGTTTTGCAGCATCCATGCGTTGCAGTTCGGCTCTCTGCTTTTCAATGATGAAATCATTTCGTTCCAAATGTTCCTTTCCGGTCTCGGATTTAGATTGCCCACGTTGCATGGAGAGGATGTCAGATGCCAAAGTCTGCATTTCCATCATATCGTCATCATTGAGCTTTTGGCTCTTGCCCGTGTCGTGGTTCATCCAGTCGAATACGATATGGGCATGATAATTCGGCTTAAACCACTTTTCACCGACTTGGAAACTCTCCCTATCCCCGGTTTTGGGTTGTCCACTAAGCCAGTGTCCCTCGTCCTTATGCAGGAAGATTTGGAGCGGTGTAATACCCCAGCGTCTCTGGCACTCCTCACCAAACTTTCGTACATCTGCCAGTGTTGTATCTGGTCTGATGAGCAATACTCCCTCACGGATTGGAGAACATCCAGCCACTTTTATAATCTTTCCATTCTTTCCCTTGCGCTCACGCTCCTTTTCCTGCATCGCTCGTCCGGTCTTTTCCTTGACCATCCGTTTGATGCTGTCATAGTGCGCCTGCAGGTCAGGACTGCCGAAGCCCGGGTTTATCCACTGCTCGTTATTGGAAGTCAGTTCGGGTACAATGTAGATTCTGGACTCGCCGATATTGCGCATGTACTCGGCAGTTCTCCGGTTATGAGCCCCGCTTGATGTCACTCTGCAGGGTTTGATATGTATGCTTGATTTTGTTGCCATATTCTTAAAATTTGATTTGGATTGTTGATGAAATCTTCTGTTGTCCGCTCATAACCGCACAGGGTTCTTAGGGGTGCAACCCATAAGCGGAGATTGCAAAGAGAGGGGCACTCTTTGCTCGGGGTTCTTAGGGGAGAAACGCCCTGAGTGGGTCATTAGGGCAAAGCCCTAATCCCCTCGGGAGAGCCCACAACTACGAAAGCGAAGCGTGTAGTTATAGTGGGCTATAACCGAAAGCCGTTTTTCTTTTTCGGTGGTTGGCTGCGCACCCCTTTTGCAGATTGAACTTGCCTGTTTCTTTCAGTCTGTTTCTGTAAGTATTCGTTCAAGTCCTTGCATCCGCTGTATGTCTGCGAAGCGTCACGGATGTATAAGTCCCTGCCGTATTCCTTATAGATTTGCTGCATGGCTTCCATTCCTGCACGGTCATTGTCAAAGAAACAGTGGATGCGCTCATAGCTTCCCAACGGATAGATTGCTTTGGAAACATTGGCTACTGAGTTCAACACCATATAATCTTGCCTGTCCAGTTCGGGATATTTCGGGCAATTCTCCAATCTCAAAGTAAGAAATGAAAGATAGTCCATAAATCCCTCAAACACATAACATGTTTCCCTCGCTGTTCCCGGCTGTTTGATATGAGAAATCTCTTTCGGTGCGATGCATCCCTTGAAATACTGGTTGCGGATTTCATACCCACCCGACACATTGGGAAAGGCGATGGCGAAATACCGTTTGCCATTATGGGTGAAGTGCGCTTCACTGCATTCTCTTTTCGCCATTGCAATGTTTATTCCCCTTTCCTGCAAATAAGCAAGCAGGGCAGGAGAAGAAAGCGGTACAATCTCCAGTTGTTGAAAACTTGGCTCGGAAGATGATTGCTTGCCAAAAGAAAAAGACACGGGGCGAATACGGGGTGTCTGTTCTTCGATTTTTTGCAAGAGGTAAGGCACATGGTCGGAACAATAAAGTTCCTGTGCCAGTGCGATGATATTCCCACCTTTGCCGAGTGCAAAATCATACCATTGGTTACGTTCTGTATTTACCTTGAACGATGCTTCCGTTTCTTCCCTTAGTGGTGACTTATACCACAGGTTTATGCCCTGTTGTTTGACGGGTGAAAATCCTAAACTGTGCAGATAATCCGCTATTTTGATTTGTTTCGCTGTCTGTATATCCATAAGACGATAGGTTTAATGATAGTTGAATTGGTTTATTTTCTCTTTTCGCCCGTACCTCTTTATGAAGTACGGTCTGTATAATCACTTCACTTTATTTTCGTATATATAGAGTACGGTAATAAAGTGAAGCGGTTTTGCCACATTTCGCAACCACTTCGCTTTATCCCTAATATATAGACCCCCGGAATAAAGTGAAGCGATTGCAAGGTGTGGGCTAATAGTGGAAGTCGGGCATGAACGTGTACTTTCTGCCGTTCTCCTGCACTATCATTCGTTTGTTCCGAAGCATGGTGATGAGCGATACCGCCTTTTTGTGGTTCAACTTTACCCCCACAGACACATAAGTCTTAATTAAGGTGTCCTCCAGTTCCTTGTAGCCATATTCCTCTTTCAGCCCGAAAACTGCTTCCAATGCGATGCGGTGCTGCTGTTCGGTGATATGCCTGTAAGGGTCGAACTTTTCCTCTTCCGGTCTTCCCGGTTTCTTGGTTTCGGGCTTGTAACCCTCCAACAGTTCAGGTATGGCATTGTCATTGATGCGAAATGAAAAAGGCTCGAAGTCCATTGCCCGTATGTGCATGGCTGAAACATTGCTTATATCTCCATTGCTCTTGTCCTTTTCCACAAGAAGGACAGTTTCAGCCTTGTTGTTCAGTTCCGTACCGATATGCCCCCTTGCGTTCTCATCGCCCTTGTTTTGGTGGAGTATCGTGTGGATATGTATCTGCCTGTCGTCCGTCCACTGCATCAGCTTTGATATGATGCGTGTCGATTCACCGGGGCTGTTGATGTCATATACCATGTCACGGATGCCGTCTATGATTACAAGCCCTATGTCAGGCGTATTGTAAATAGCCTGCTCTACAATCCTGATACGCTGTTCGGGCGTGTATTTCCTCAAAGCAAGAAATTCCAGATGCTCATTGTCCCTGTCATCTGGAAGCCCAGCCATCCGTAAAATACGTTTCATGACTTTCAGACAATGATAAGGACTTTGTTCCGTGTCCACATACAGGATTTTCCGTTTCTCTTCGGGTAGTTCCGCCACATATCTTAGCACTGTACCATTCTTCAATGCTGCCGCCACGATAGCCGACACATTGAAAGTCTTTTTGCTTTTGGCTTTGCCGATTGATGCACTGAAATTACCCAGTGTACCAATGACCGAACCTTGCACTTTTAGAATCTCAGGTGCTTTCTCATAGATTTTCGACAGGCTCAGGCGTGAGGCTTGCCAAAGGATTACGGCTTCTTCCGCCGATATTTCTTTTATATCTTTCATATAATCCATAAGTACACCTCCCGTTATTTTCGTCCTCCGGTTTTCTTTCCAGCCAGTTCAAGGGCAAGTTCCGCATCCACGATAATCTTGCGCCCTATTTGCGTAATGGCTTTGTCTATCTTTCCGCTTTTCTTTATACGGTTGGCGGTAGGCAGACTGCACCCGAACAATTTGGCAATGCCAAGTATTCCGTACACATACTTTCTTTCTGTGTCCGTAACGGGCTGTGGCTGCGCTTCCGTTTGGTTGGAAGCGTACTTGCTTAGAAATATGAACTCTTCGCCTGTCATCTGCCAGACGGGTTTTAATAATAACTCTTGAAGATTTGTCATCGTCCAATCTATTTAGTCGTTAAACAATCAGCCCTGCGCACTGGCTGTTATTTCTGTTCTCGAACGATGCAAAATTAGGTATGGCTGTAAGTGGTAAGGATGTGGATAATACAAATGGGATACTGCGCTATCTCATTAAATATCAGACAATAAAAATACCACTCAAAAATTAATTTGAGTGGTAAAAGTGGTAATTTCGTAGAATGTCAGGTTATATCACGAATTATCCGAATATGCTTTCCATTTCCTTTGCGAATTTCTGGTTGCTGTCACTCGGAAAATCGGAAACAGGTTCTTTGTATTTCGACCTGTAATAGCTCTCGTCAATATCCAACAATTTTAATATTTGGCTTCTCCATTCATCCCTGTATTGCTTGGATAGTTTCTCGCTCATCAGGAATATCAGGTAACACACCCGTATCTTTTCCCTTGCCTTGATTTTTAGTTTATTCTTGCAGGGGTACAGGTTTATATTGGCATAGAAATCCGCTATGGTAATGGCTTCGAACTGTTCCCCGACACAGGTTTCATGAATGGGCGAAAGCTGCTTCATGTCAAAATATTCATGTTGTCCCTCCGGGCTATTCTGTACTTCTTCTTGTTCGTTTTGCTTGACTGGTTCATCCTGCTGTTTTTCTTCCCTATCATTAGGAAGGTACTTTTTTAGGACTTCCATAAAAAGAAGACTTAGGCGGTAAACATTGCCGGAAAGGTTTTCTATATATTGAAAAGCCTCTTTCCTGTCTTGCTTTTGCAGTTCATAAAGTTTATCCAATTCTTTCTTTTCCTTGTCGTATTCAGCCTTGCAGCGTTCATATTCCTTTTCTGCCTGTATTTCTTCTTCGTCCGTATGCTCCCGAAAACCAATGAAATCATATCTGTGGTATGCGTCATTCAAAGGCTCGTGCAACTTGGTGGTAATCTCCAACTGGTCTTTAATTGCAGAATTATGCCTGTCTGCGTAGTGAAAACACACACGCTTTATGACGTCATCATTCAGCGGTTTTGTTTCATAAGCCCGTATATTTTTTTCTATTTCGATTTTCAGACTATTGAGAATCAATGTGTATTGTTCTTTCTGCTTGTCAAGTACCAGTTCAAGGATAGCGGCTTCAAAAGCCTTTGTATCATTGTGCTGCCTGTAAAAGTCGGTGATGAATTTCTGCTTGTCAAAAGAAAAAGCATAATTGGTTACCCAATCATTATATATTCTATTGAGTTCTCCATATTGGGGAATCAGTTTGTTTATTTCTCCTGCCATAGACTTCAATTTTGGGGATTATTGTCCTTGTCAAGGAAAGATGCCAGTTCTTCTTCCACCTCTTCCACACTTGGCAAAGCTGATTTCAAGTTTTCGGGTATAGCCTTGCTCAGTTGATAATCGCTGATGCCTATCGGTTGGTCGTAGCCTGTCAATGCGTATTGTGCTACCACCTCATCTTTTCCTTTGCACAGCAACAGCCCGATAGTCTTGTTGTCATTTTTTCCCCTCAGTTTGTCATCCACCACATTGATGTAGAAATTCAGTTGCCCTGCATACTCCGGTTTGAATGGAGTAGCTTTCAGTTCTACAACAATGTATGCGTGTAGCGGAATAGAATATAGAATCAAGTCGGCAAAGAAATCACTGTTACCTATTTGAAAATGCTTCTGCCGGGCGACAAAGGCAAAACCATTGCCCATTTCCAACAAATAACGGGTAACGTGCTTTACCAGCTGCTCTTCTATGTCCCTTTCGTCTGCCTTTTCTTTCGCTCCAGCCAAATCGAAGATGTACGGGTCTTTCAATAGGTAATTGGCAAGGTCGCTTTGTGGTGCTGGAAGTGTGGCTGTGAAATTGTTTACCTTGTTGTTGTTGATTTGTCTGTTATATAGGTTGTTTTCAATTTGCATTTTCAGCACATTGCTACTCCAGCCCATTTCTACAGCCTGTTTCATATACCAATATCCTATGCCTAACGGTAACGAACCGTTAAGTATGACCATTTGGCTTGCCCAGTTTATTTTGGCAACAGGGGATTTCAGGAAAACTTTTTCTATTTCCCTAATCTCCATCCTGTAAATGGCAGAAACTGTTTTCTCCACATCCTGAATTTGCGCAGGAACTTCCTGCGTAATTTCTAAAGATTGACAATCAGCGGATTGTATTTGCGCAGTAAGTTCCTGCGTAAATTGTCCGTTGTTCAGTTTCAATACTTCATCTGTAACATTCTGTATGCTTGGAACAGACAGCCTTGTGTCTGTATCAATGAAACTTCGTAGCACGTTCAACGGATATGACCGTGCAAATTGGCACATATAAGTAAGGTTACGCTCCGAATAACCTTTCTTTTCGGGGTAATTGAACCGGATAGCCTTTGCCAGTTGCTTGATGATTTTGCTTCCCCAGCCTTGCAAGTTCTGATGATACAGGATATAGTTGCCCATTTTCCAGTAATGGAACAGCATTTGCGCATTGGCTGCGGCAATCAGCCGGACTTGCGCCTGTTCTATTTCCGAACCGACGGCATGAACAAATGCGTCAAAGTCCGTTCTTCCTATATGATATTCTCTGTTATTTTCCATTCTAATGTTTATTGTTGTCGCAAATATAATTCAAATAGCTGATAATCTATGAAACTGATTGATACTTTTATAGTTGGTTAAACTTGTTCATGGCATTTGCCTTAATATCATCCGCTATGTCAATATAGGGTTTCATGGCTTTATAGTCACTGTGCCCCGTCCATTTCATCACGACTTGTGCCGGAATACCGAGAGCCAGCGCATTACAGATGAATGTTCTTCTTCCTGCATGGGTGGTTAATAATGCGTATTTCGGGGTGACTTCATCTATACGTTCATTTCCTTTATAATATGTTTCCCGTACAGGCTCGTTGATTTCAGCCAGTTCCCCCAGTTCTTTCAGATAATCATTCATCTTCTGATTGCTGATAACAGGCAGTGCCATGTGGTTTTCAAAATGGACTTCCTTGTATTTTTCGAGTATGGTTTTACTGTGGTCGTTCAGTTCAATTATCAGGCTGTCTGCCGTTTTGACTGTGGTAACTTCGATGTGGTCGGGTTTCACATCGCTTCTTTTCAGATTACGAACATCTGAATATCGCAGGCTTGTGAAGCAACAGAACAGAAAAACATCCCTGACACGTTCCAGATATTGTTTGTCTTTCGGTATCCGATAATCTTTCAGCCTGTTCAATTCGTCCCAAGTCAGGAATATCACCTTTTTAGAGGTGGTTTTCAATTTGGGCTTGAAAGTGTCGTATGCAATATTCTGATGATGCCCTTTCTTGAAGCTCCAGCGCAGAAACCATTTGAGGAATCCCATCTGTTTGCCGATGGTGCTGTTCCTCATATCCTTTTTGTCACGCAGGAAATTTACATACTCGTTCAAGCCGAACTCGTTGAAGTATTCAAAGGTTACATCTTCCTTGAACTCTTTGAGGTGGTTTTTCACTGCTGAGAATTTCTCGTAGGTGGATGCCGTCCAGTTATTCTGATTGCCACACTCCTTTACAAACTCATCGAATACTTCCCAAAAACTTATTTGTGTTTCTTCCTGCTGCTCTTCGCTGGTGTCTTTCATCCGCAGGTTGAACGCATCCTTTAGCTGTTGGGTGGTCGGTATGGTTTCCTGTACCTCAAACTCCTTGAACACGTTTTGAATCTCGGCATAATATTTCAGCAAGTCCGCATTGATTTCGGATGCGCTTTGTTTTAGTTTGTTGGTGCATCCGTTCTTTACCCGTTGTTTGTCGGCATCCCATTTGGCTACGTCAATCCGGTAGCCTGTTGTAAACTCGATGCGTTGGCTTGCGTATATGACACGCATACGGATGGGTACGTTCTCTACGATTGGCACACCGTTCTTTTTCCGGCTTTCCAATGCAAAAATGATGTTACGTTTGATATTCATAATTGGGTGCGTTTGAAATTCTACACCCAAATATACACCCAATATTTGGAATAGCAAAAGATATTCAGAAAGATTTAGATTTACTCTGCGCTTTAGATAGTATATGATTATCAGTGATTTGCAATTTTATGATATTTCTTGAAAGCATAGGTTCGAGAGCCGCTCTCTCCGCTGAACTTACTGGACAGAAATGGTCAGTAAACGGACAAAAAGCTACAAATCAATGATTTGTGGCTTTTTTTTATTGCCCGAAAGTCCGGCTTCCAAGACTTCAAAAGTACGGTAAAAGACAAAGTTTCGTTACTAAATCGTTACCTATTCCCCGCCGGACAAAAACGGTAACGATTTGTCCTCAAATGACCTGATAATGACTTGATTAGTCCATAGTCTGCATAACTCAAAAACGAGAGGTAAAAATTAATTTTGCAACTAAAAAAAGTGAGTTATGAAATCGACATTCAAGGTTCTTTTTTATTTGAAGAAAGGTTCTGAAAAGAAAAACGGCGAGGTTATGATTATGGCACGCATCACCATAGACGGCAAACTTTGCCAGTTCAGCACGAAACAGAGCATCCAGCCCGACAACTGGAACACGGCTGCGGGCAAAGCCAAAGGCAGGGATGCCGGGAGGATAAACGCCCTTTTGGACGATATACGTTCTTCCCTGAATACCATTTACCATGAGATGCAGCGGCGTGACAACTACGTGACCGCCGAGAAAGTGAAGAACGAGTTTTTAGGTCATAGCGAGAGCCACGAAACAATCCTTACCTTGTTCCAAAAGCACAATGACGATGTGAAGCAGTTGGTCGGCATATCCAAGACGATAGCGACCTACCGTAAGTATGAAGTGACCCGCCGCCACCTTGCCGAGTTCATCCGCAGTAAGTACAACGTATCGGACATATCCATTAAGGAGATAAGCCCGATGTTCATTACCGATTTTGAGTTGTATTTGCGTACAGCCTGCAAGTGCGGCTACAACACTACCGCCAAGTTCATGCAGTTCTTCAAGCGTATCATCATCATTGCCCGCAACAACGGTATACTGGTGAACGACCCGTTCGCCAATTATAAAATCCGGCTGGAAAAAGTGGACAGGGGTTATCTGACAGAGGACGAGATTAAAATTATCCTTAAAAAGAAAATGGTTTCCGAGCGGCTGGAACACGTCAGGGACTTGTTCATCTTTGCCTGCTTCACCGGGCTTGCCTATATAGATGTAGCCGGGCTTACACAAGATAACATTCGCAAATCCTTTGACGGCAACCTTTGGATAATGACAAAGCGGCAAAAGACGAATACGGACGTTAATGTTCCCCTGCTGGATATTCCCAAGATGATTTTGAAGAAGTACAAGGGCAAGTTACCGAATGGCAAGATACTTCCCATAATCAGTAATCAGAAACTAAATGCGTACCTGAAAGAGATAGCCGATGTGTGCGGTATTAAAAAGAACTTGACATTTCATACAGCAAGACATATCATTTCTTCTTACTCATTGAAAACAAGAAACTTCTAAAGATTATCAGCTTGACAGGTAACGATATGGAAACCAGCGGGCTTCTATATTTTGCAATGTTCTGCACTAATCAATAGAACGCTTTTCTCATTTGCAAAAGTAATATTTTCTACCCTTATTACCAAAACTATTCCTCTGAAAAGATATTTCTCTTCTTGATTTTTTATGAAAGGTCTATATTTGTATATGGATAATCGCAATAAACAAAGGAGCAAAGAATGATACTTGTCAAGCTTGCCATTAAAGAAGTCTAGTAAAATACTAAAAAAGGATAGCGAAACTTCTCCCATGGTTCCGCTATCTTTATGGATAATTCTACATTATTTCAACTATACCTTATCATCTTTATCTAACGGTATGAATGCCGTCATAACAGGATGTTCCATTTCATAATGTAGCAAAATCAATAGCTTGTTGCAACTCCCTTTCCCTAATATACCGAAACGACTGAGGAGCGACGAAGGAATCAAACATTTCAAATGGATTCACCGGTTTCCTGTATAACACTGGATTCTCTATTTGCAAAGCATATCCCGTGTCACGACCTTCGAAATATTCGTCAAAGTATTGCTTGGATACGCCCGAATCTTCACGGGTCCTTTCCCACAACTCTTTGGGCGTGGATTGAAGCACAGCCTTTATGGAAAATTCGCCGACAATCATCCCCTCAGGCTTTGTGGAGTAGACCAAAACCTTGGTGACGTGCCTGGTAAATATGCTTTTCCTATATTCATATTTTTTCCGTCCTTGGAATATCTCGTGGACGAATTCCGGTTTAATCGACAATAATACTTTCATCTATCTGTCCTCTTGTTACTATATCATTAAATTCCTTGTCCGTCAGCTGGAAAAATCCCCAATATTGAGTTGTGGATAATCCAACGCCATTAATCAGTTCTTGACGGTTAAGACGGTGGTTGAACGGCGCATTATAGGTCATTTTTATAATGACTGTTTTGTGATTAAAATAGTAACCTCTTAATTTTTTCTCATCAAAGATACTATAAGCATTCGTATATTTGATAAATTCATTCAAATTTTTGAAATCACTGGGTCTCTTTACTTCTTCCACTACGCAAATGGAGGTTGCCACGCTCCTATAGTATGCAGGTCCTTGGCCATCATTAGTACGATAGATGACAAGGATGTCACCAGGAACCAACTGCTCAACGCCATCCATTCGACACAGATAAATCTTGTGGATGCTATTAGTATGGGAAACATCTTTTATCAGCGCATCCCTGTTCCGTTGCTCTGTATTCAAAATGGAATCAGGGAATAGAGGCGTGTGATAATCAGGATATACAGATAGCATATATTTATTCTTGCCATTGGTGTGCACGAAAGGGAAACACTTGCATAAATCATCACTGACAGCAGTCATCGACTTGACATATACGCTCTCCGGATTTTCGGGATTTCCCTTGGTGCCTCGTAGTTCAAAGCCGTATCTCTTGAGCAAGTTCACCAGCCCTTCGTGCTTCTCGAATATCGTGACATAAATGTCTCCCACTTGCTCGTAGACAGCCACGCGCATAATCATCTGGATGAAATACTCGCCCAATTTTGTATTATGGGCGTCAATCTTGAATGTCCCCACTTTCAGGTGCTTGCCTTCAGGCAGTTTGGGACTTACATCCTCAACGACTCCTTCCTCAATTTTAAGATAGAGAAAAGCCTCCAATTCACCATCGTCTTTTTTCTGGATGTAAGCATCGCTGTCGCTCTTGCGTTGGAACCAGTCCTCAAATCCGTTGTAATCTTCTTTCAGACTTGTGAAGAACGGGTCTTCCAAATTAACCTGTTGGAACTTTACTTTTTCCATGATATTTAAAATAAAATCGAACGAATCCCTATCCAGCCCGTGCCCAAAGGTTTGAAACAACCTTAACCCGACTGGCTACAGGTTACGCACTGAAAAGGGATTCATATTGTTTCGTTTAATTGGGCGAGTGCAAAGGTAATACAAAAAAGCAAGATACTTGGGCAATAGCCCAAAAAATGATTATGAAGTGGTTTGTGTGTCTTCCTAATAAAATTTGAACTATCTGTTTATTTCGAATCGGATATATCTTCTGTGAAATTATCGGTGTATCTTTACTCATTTGTGGACAATAAGATTAGAGGTTATAGTTTCTATTCATGAGAATTTGATACTAAACTGATTGACAATTCAACAAACAGTAGGATATACCAATCGGAATAAGTTTATTGTGCCAGTCCTTTGTTGCTTCACTGCTATATTGATAGGTGGCCCCATTGTGCTACCGATTTACATCATCCAAACTCCACTTCTCTAAATCCGCACTTCATTGCTGATACTTTTATTTGAAGTTTTGCTGTTGTAAACCAGTACGACAGTACAACAGCACAACAGTAAATCAGCGTATCATTGAAACTTTATTGCTGCAAACCCGTATAGAATAAAAATTCTGAATTTTCGCTTCTGCCAGTCATCGTTTTTGAAAACCATTGGTTCGTTAGGTTTGTAAATAGGCGAAGAAGTTTTTACCCTAAATTGCATATCTTTATTGGTTTAAGGCGAATTTTGACTGCGATTGGCACATTTTAGCATCGAATTGACGCTATTATTCACATTTCAGGAGAGTGAATATCAGACTTTCGTTCCCTACATTCTCAACTAAGGCTGCAACCTGTGCACCTCCTTTTCCTATTCTTTTTGGGGACAATATAGGCATTGGGAAACGATGCTTTGAAAGCCGGAATAACAGCACAAACTCCAATCCGTTTGCTGACGGATTATTGATTTCACGAGAAATCAGCAAGGTGTCCTTTGAGTTACTCAAAGGCTTTTCGGTTACTCTCGAAAAGTGGAAGCAGCAAGGTATGTTTTGAGTTTCTCAAAACCTTTCGGGTTACACTCAAAATCCTTGCCGCCGGGCTTCCTCTCCAAAGTCGGAAAGCCTAATGTTTCACTTATCCACTATATACATACAAACGTACTATTTCCCCAATGACTTGAACATTTTGGTGATGCAACGCTTTTTCTGCTCCATATTAGGATGGACATAAAGGTCAAGCGTGGTTGAGATATTTGAGTGCCCCAACAATACACTTACGGTTTTATAGTCACACCCAGCTTCAATGCAACGTGTGGCGAAGCTATGACGCAGACCATGATACTTCAATTTAGGTATGTTAAGCTTCACCATCAGATTATTATAATAATTACGATACGTGCGTGGCTCTGTCGGACGTTCGTTGTTGGTAAGTACATAAAAATCGTCATTGAGTACCTTTTTCAACGGTTTTATCATTGCAAGCAATTCTTTGCTCATAGGTATTTCCCGGCAGGAGTTTTTGGTTTTGGGTGTGTTGATAACAAGTTCTGTATGCTTTTTCTCACCTTCAATGATATAGATACGCTCGATAGTGCGGCTGACCGTTATAGTACCGTCAATGACATTGATGTCGCTCCATTTTAAGGCACATATTTCTCCGATACGTAGTCCGGTACTAAGACTAATATAAATGCCAAGCCCGGTAAATGTAAAATGACTTTGGATATAGCTCAGAATCTTTCTGTGATTGGCTACAGATAACACTTCCAGTTCTTTATTACCGGTAGACGTAGGATATTTTATGTCCCATTCGTAATAGTTCATCCACTCATTCTTGACCCCGAATTTCATCACCATTTTAAGGACAATCAGAATGTCCTTAATCGTTTTAATACTCAAACCTTTTTCCAACTTTTGCAAGACAAAAGCCTGTACCTCTTGTTCGTAAAGGGAATCCTTATCTCCCAAACACGGAAGAATGTGGTTTTCCAAAATTAACACATAAGCTGCCATCGTGGACTGCTTCACATAAGGACGCTTGTATTCTTTCCAAGCTCCTGCAATTTCTCTAACTGTTTTGTGAATCATGATTTCTAAATAATTGGTTCTTATAATTAGAGAAAGATAATGTGATTAGTTCCGGCTTTGCGATTCCCGAAGTTTAGTGGGGAGTGGAAGCGTGAAATTCTAAACGATGTCTGTACGTTTCATAATGGTCGTGCATATAAACAAAATGAGCTTTTATCAGATGGAAAATATCGTGTTCTTCGTGTTGGTAACTTCTTTACTAATGATTCATGGTATTATTCAGATTTGGAACTTGATGATGAAAAAGTTGCAGTAAACGGGGATTTGTTATATGCTTGGTCTGCTTCTTTTGGTCCTCGTTTTTGGACAGGCGAGAAAGTTATATATCATTATCATATTTGGAAAATTGATTCGTTCCAACAAGTTTCAAAAGAATTTCTGTTTTATTTTTTAGAACGGGACACAGAGAAAATAAAGAATGAAGTACAGGGTGGAACTATGGTTCATATTACAAAAGGAGATATGGAAAAGAGAGAAATTCTATATCCCTCTATTTTGGAGCAAAGCAAGATTGCTCGCTTATTATCTTTGCTTGATGAACGTATCGCTACCCAGAACAAAATCATTGAGGATTTGAAAAAACTAAAGTCCGCAATTAGTTTGAAAATGCTCCACTCTGATTCTTGGGAACAATTTAGGATTAAAGATATAGCCATAATAGGACGTGGTAGGGTTATTAGCTCTGTTGAAATTAGTCAACAAAAGAATCCTACATATCCTGTATATTCTTCTCAAACATCAAACGAGGGTATTATGGGCTACCTTGATGATTATATGTTTGAGGGTGAATATATCAGTTGGACAACTGATGGTGCAAATGCAGGAACAGTATTTTATCGTAATGGGAGATTTAATTGCACAAATGTTTGTGGCTTATTAAAACTTAAAAAAGGCTTTGACACTCATTTTGTTTCTTTGGTTTTAGCTGAAGCAACAAAGAAATATGTTTCGGTAAACTTAGCTAATCCCAAACTAATGAATAATACAATGGGAAATATTCAAATCTGTTTGCCTAAGCTTGAAGAACAAAAAAGAATATCCATTGTTTTCAGAAGATTACATGAACTATTAGCTATACATAATAATTTACTCACAGAGTATTCAAAACAGAAGCAGTACTTGCTCTCACAGATGTTTATATAAACATTTGCGAGAGCAAGTATTGTTTTTTATCCTCATATTTTGCCTTTACTTTTTCTTCAAGAACCAATTTATTATCCAATGAAGTCATTAGATTGGCAATTCTGTTTTGCTTTTCTTTTGAAGGTAGTTCAATAACAAGTGACGCTATTTCTGAAATATAATGCCTTTTGTGCTCTTCGGATTTAAGTCCTAAATATGAGAGATATTCAAACATAAACCGAAGATTTACGTTAAGTTTTGCAGTAAGTATCTTTATTGCTGAAGATTTTACTTTGAAAGGGAATGATACATATTTTGCATCCATTGTGAAGTCATCAAAGATTATACACTCGCCCTTTTGATATATACCAAAATCCTCGTCTGTATATCCCAAAACAAAACCTTTATTCGCTGTTAAAACCGGAGTTAATGTCGTGTCCGCAGAGTATTCATCATTGACAACAATGTATGTATTAGGTTGTTCATAAGCTAACAGTTGATTAATCTCGCAACTTTCTGTATGTTCATTTTTCAATAAAGTGAATACCCTTTTTCTAATTGCGGACATTGCCGTATTACATTCCTTAATCAAAGGAATTGCAGCACAATTTACACAGTCAGGAACTCCAAATGTACGCTTGTGTGATTGCCTTGAATGCCATTCGTCCACTTTGCAAGAAAATTGCGTGTCTGCAACTGGCTCATATCCTGTATATGGTGCCACTGGGCTTATTGGCTATACTGATAGCTATGCCCATAATGGTGAATCAATTTTAATAGTCAAAGACGGTTCTGGTGTTGGTTCTTTGTCGTATGTTAATGACCATTTTTCTGTAATTGGAACACTTAACTACTTAACACCCAAAGAAAAGTACTCATCCCTTTACCTATATTATGCACTTATGGCGTTCAATTTCACTCCATATATAACAGGGATGGCTATTCCTCACATTTACTTCAAAGATTATGGGAAGGCAAAATTATTCTGTCCATCCATTGAAAAGCAGATAAGGATTGCGTCATTGCTGCATAACATTGAGCAAAAGTTAGTTGTGGAACAAAACCTTATTATATCACTAAACGCACAGAAGTCTTACCTATTGCGTATGCTGTTTATATAAACATCGTGCGCAATAGATGTTGTTTCTGAATATTCAATAATTTCAAAAGTTCTTGTTCGACAAAAAGTTTCTTCTCAATAGAGGATGTGAGGTTTGTTATATTCTGTTGTTGTGCCATAGATGGTAATGGGCATTTGATATGATTGATGTCCTTAAGATATGCAGTTTTCATTGTTCCCTCTGTAACAATTCTGTTTACTTCTTTTGAAAAGTAAGAGGAAGACATCAACAAATACAAATATTCTACATTGATATTCGTATTCGGGACAATGCCCAATATACCTTGCTTGGTACAAATGGGGTATTCATTTATAGATATTGCTCCTATTGTCGCACCATTAGAATATATAACAGAATGCGATGGGATAAGCCACGCTGATGATTTTTGCATACCCAGTTCTGTTATAAAGTCCTTATTACTTGTCAGATATTTACAGGATAAATCTTCAATTTTAATAAATGGAATTGTACCTCCTAAATAATACTCATTTACCGATGTCGTAGGAGTACCACCTTCACCAGCTTTTATATAGAAAGAAGAAAAAGGGTATAATTTTCCTTTCAGAAGAACAGTCATCAATTCGTCAACAATTCCTTTGATTAAGGATTGCAGTTTCTCAATGATTTTGTTTTGGGTAGCTATGCGTTCATCTATTAACCTTAGCAAAGTTGCAATCTTTTGCTGCTCGCTCCTACTTGGCAGTCCAACAAAGATTTCTGAAAAATTCTTCGTACTTATAGAGTATATTTTTGTTCCTTGCGCTATGCGCCGTATTTGATTGTGAAATATTGTAGAGGAAAAGCAATAACCAAGAAACCCTTTAGCCGTCTGTCCATTGTTGTTACGCCCATGAATTGTGTGAAGCCCACATACAACTTTTTTGTCGCCTAAGTTGTAAAATTCAACAACTTTAGCGACTTCATTTGTGTCTTCTGATGCGTCTGCAAAAGCAATATCACCCTCCTTGCACAATTCATATTTTTTAGGTACATTACCATCTTTGATGCTTGGCAATTTATCCTTTGTCAAATCTATCAAGGTAGAAAGCCCAACATGGATTAAGCCGTAATGTAAGTTATATGGCTCATTTGGCTCGTATTCTAATTGTTCCCAGCTAAGAGAATTTGTGGAATAAAAATCAAGCAAGTCTGAAACTTTAATGCGTTTCCACTCTTCCGTAAACTCCGGGAATCGTAAAGCCGGAACATTAAGGACTTTCTTATCTTTATTTTCTGCCATAATTGTCAATTTTAATCGTTAAAATCAAGTGAAGGTAAATCATTGTCATTTAATCGGTCAAAGTCAGACTGAAACAAACGGTCTTGGATGATACGGTATTTTTCAAATTCAGTTTCGGCAAATTTCTTGGCGAATTCTGCCGTAACCTTACCTGCATCTGGAAGGACAGCATCGCCACCGGCTTCAAGAATGATGTCAATACGTTTTGCCCAGTCCTCCATTGTCATAGGTATATGACGCTTCGCCATACGTTCAGCCATATCCAACACGGCATTGACCAAACGTCCCATATCTTCCAGCTCTATACCTTTCAGATAGTTCTTGGCAATACTTACATCGGTCTTGACTATTTTCCCATCAGGAGCATTTTCCCACGTAGTCAGTCCCATGTGTTCTTTTTCAGCATTGGCTCTATTCACAATTAGTTCTGCGGCTGTCTGACCGTGCACTGCATAGTGCATTTTGTTCTGTACTTTTTTGAAAAATAACCGTGTGGTAGGTGCATCACGATTGTAATCAATGGCTGTAGAATAAATATCCGTAAGTTTTTGATAGAAACGGCGTTCGCTAAGGCGGATTTCACGGATTTCTGCCAGTAAATGCTCGAAATAGTCCTCGCCAATAAATGAGCCGTTTTCCATACGTTTCTTGTCTATCACATAGCCACGGATAGAGAACTGGCGAATGACAGAGGTACACCATTGGCGGAATTGTGTAGCCCTGATACTGTTTACACGATAACCCACAGAGATAATGGCATCCAAGTTGTAAAACAGCGTTTTTCTATTTACCTGACGCTCACCCTCCGTTTGAACTACCGAGAAAAACTCGGTAGTTGCATCTTTTTGCAACTCCTGACTGGCATATATGTTCTTTAAATGTAAACCTATATTATCGGTAGAGCAATCAAATAAGATTGCCATAGCTTTTTGCGTACACCAGACAGTTTCATTCTGATACACCACTTGTATGCCATCTTCCTTATCTTCAATGGCGAAGATAAGGAACTCTGCCGTACTGTTTCTTATTTCAAACCGCTTTGCCATTACACTTCCTTTTATTCAACCAACCCCAACTCTTTCAAATACCCCTCTATCTCCTTGTCAAGTTCGGCGCGTTTAGCTTCAAGTTCTTTAATTTCCGCCATTACAGCCTTGATGTCGATAGGTGCTTCTTCTTCAAAGGTATCAACATATCGGGGAATATTCAGATTATAATCGTTGTCAGCGACTTCCTGCAATGTGGCAAGATGACTATACTTTTCTATTTCCTTGCGATCACGATAGGTTTCGACAATTTTCTGTATATGCTGCGGACGAAGTTTGTTTTGAGTCTTTACCTTTTCAAACTCCTTGCTTGCATCAATGAACAGGATATTATCATCCTCCTTGCGGCATTTCTTAAAGACAAGAATACAGGTCGGTATGCTTGTACCATAGAAGATGTTGGCAGGCAAACCGATAATGGCATCAATATAGTTTTTCTTTTCAATAAGAAAACGACGGATTACACCTTCAGCATTACCACGGAACAGTACACCGTGAGGTGCAACACAAGCCATTGTGCCGCCCTCATTTAAGTGGTAAATCATGTGTAGGATAAAGGCATAGTCGGCTGTCTTTTTCGGTGCAAGTCGTCCAGCCTTGCTGAAACGGTCATCATTGTTGAATTTGTCAGCAGCACTCCATTCTGCGGAGAACGGAGGATTAGCCACGACTGCATCAAACTGCGTATCGCCAAATGCGTCCCACTCCAGCGTATCACCGTTTTCTATCTTGAAGTTATTGAATCTGATGCCGTGCAACAGCATATTCATTCTGGCAAGGTTGTAAGTGGTCGGATTCTTCTCTTGTCCATAAATGTCCACTGCATGACCCACCTTTGCCGCACGAAGAAGCAACGAACCACTACCGCAAGTCGGGTCATACACATTGCGAAGCCGTGTGCGACCAATAAAAACAATCTCTGCCAATATTTGGCTGACTTCTTGCGGTGTATAAAACTCTCCGGCTTTTTTCCCGGCTCCTGCGGCAAATTGACCAATCATATATTCGTAGGCATCGCCAAGAATATCAATCTCATTAGATGCTTCCACTCCAAACTTTATATCGTCCAAAGCCAACAAGACGTTGCTGACAAGCGTATTCTTGTCATCTGCCGTCTTACCCAACTTTGGAGAAGCGAGGTCTATATCTGAGAACAGACCGCCGAAATCTTCCTCACTATCATGCCCTAATGTACTATCCTCAATACGTTTCAGCGACCGTTCAAGTATTGGCAATATATTCTCTTTCCTTTTTATCCGATCTATTACCGATGAAAACAAATAAATCGGTTCTATGAAGTAACCGACACCTTCCAAACATTGCTTTTTCAGCTCCTCTTGTAGTTCAACGGCATCTTCATCCTCCATATTCCACAAATCTTTGAACGATACACCGTCATCCACCAAAGCATTATTGGCGTATGCTTCTATCTTTTCAGACAGGTATTTGTAAAAGATAAAACCCAATGTGAAATACATGAAATCACTGGCTGACATATTACCGCGCAACCTATTGGCAACCTCCCAAAGTTGGTCACGGAGTTTTTGTTGTAATTCTTCGCTCATATAATTTTCTATTCTATGTTATCTATATCGTTTTCTTCTGATGCTGTTTCTGCATTCTCTATTGCACTACGCAAATCGTCTAATACTTTTCCTTTATATGAAAAATATTTTGCTCCTTGATAAGCACCGGATGTGTTTCTCTTATCTTCCGGCATTAAAGTACCGACAAAAGGAGAGAGTTTGTAAATGCGACCCTCATATTCAACAGAATCGTCACTGGCTACTTTTACCTTTGTGTTTGTGGGTACAAAGGTAATGTATTCTCCAATCTTTATGCCTACCATACTGAACTTAAAGCGTCCACGTTTAACTGTACGTTTATGGCTATCAGTCTGTTCTTTTGTTTTTTCGTCTTTTTCTATTGGCTTGTTGTCTTTATAAACGGTAACTACTGCATCCTCTATTATTTTTGCTATATCATAGAAGATATCCAATGCTATTTGCGGAGCGACATTGAAAAATTCACGATTTTGCCTAATACGTAAATCAGTCAAACGGTCAATGATTTTGTGGACATGCTTCTCTACATCATTGTATTTTACAGTTCTAATTGTCGCGTAAATTTCAAAAGGCAAAGGTACTGCCGTATTATCAAGTTCCTTTGAGCGTACATCTACGGGGCGGGAGCTTTTACCAATCTTCACCCAATCCTCACGAAAACTTGGATTAGTCAAGATATACACATACCCCGGTTCTTTTATCTTATCCATAATCTTAATCCCAATTAAAAGTTCTGATAATGCTACGTAGCCTATCCATTATTCGTGTCAGAGCCTTACGGGTCTTTATCAAACCAAGATGTTTCTCTTTCAAAGCCTTTTGTATAATTTCAGGCTGTTCTTTTTGTAGGTAATCATATTCTTTCAGATAATGGTTAAGCACATCAGAAGAAAGTCCCTCATCTTGCGCCAATGAGTTCACCGCCTTTTCACGTTCAATGGAAATATAACGATTCAATCGTTCTTCGAGTTCGCTTGTACCGTCTGCCTTCTGCCGTTGCAGCATGAAGTTCTCTTTATCTTCATCCACATTCTTTTGGATGAAACCGTCAATGAGTTTCGCCTTATTGCGCATTTCGGCATCCTTAATCATCGTATCAATGATACTCTTGCGCCGTTCTGCATAATCTTTACTATATGGGTCAAGATTGGCAATCAGTTCAAGGATATAAGCCACGTTGATAATGTCGCTATGAAGAAGTTCAAGACAGAAATCCACATCTTCCAACCTTTCATCACTTGGTGTCTCATCACCATTGTTTGGAGAGGGTGAAGGCATGTCCGAAGGAACAAATGTATCGTGAATATCAAGATACTTGCTTCGGAAATCCATAAACTGCTGTTCGGTCATACCGAGGTCGTCCGCTTCATCACTGTAATCCTCATATATCTGAATTTCTGCGTGTTTACGGATAATGTCGCGGAAAGCCAACACAAAATCTTTCTTATCCTTTTCACTTTGCAACAAATCTATGCTGCTTGGTTCCGGGTATTTCTGTAAGAAGTCCGTGGCTAACTGCTGGTATTCCTTTTTTACCTCCTCATACGTAGGGCGTACTATTTCTTCCGGATTATTGGAATTGCTGAATAACCTGATGGCTGTATCAACATTACTTTTCAAATCACGGAAGCATATAATCTTGCCAAACCGCTTTTTCTCGTTCAAAACACGGTTTGTACGACTAAAGGCTTGCAACAGACCGTGATACTCCAAATTCTTATCTACATAGAGTGTGTTTAGCTTCTTGCTATCGAAGCCAGTAAGGAACATACCAACGACAAGGCAGAGATCAAGCGGTTTCATGTCCGCTTTCTTCTTTTTCATGCGTTCATTGATGTCATCGTAATAGGCTCGGAAATTTTCGGTAGTATATGCTGTGCCAAACATTTCATTGTAGTCATCCATGATGGCTTGAAGCTCGTCTGCTTCACCTGTACTTTCACTGACATACTGTCCTGTATTCATTCCTGTCTGTTCATCATCTTGGCTACTGTTGGTAGCGTATGTGAACACCGCACCGATACGTATTTTCGGATTCAGAGACTTGAATATCTTGTAATAACGTATAAGCATCGGCACAGACTGCACGGCAAACAGGGCGTCAAACTCACCGTCAAAAGTTGACTTATTGAAATTATTAAGGATGAATTTGGCTATTTCCTCCATTCGGTTGGCATTACCCGCTTCTACATTCTCGTTCCCATGATAATATTCTACAAGGAATCCCAGTACATTTTCATCGGCAATGGCATCCTTGATAAGATATTGGTGCAGGCAATTGCCAAATATTTCTTTGGTGGTATGCCCGTCCACGGCATTTTCCGTGAAGATGGGCGTACCCGTGAATCCGAACACTTGGGCATTGTCAAAGAACTTCATTATTCTTTTGTGGCTTTCCCCAAAGTGACTTCTGTGGCACTCGTCAAATATCATTACAATACGTGAGTGGCGTATGGATTCTATCTTATTGCTGTACCACGTCTTACTGACTGCGGCATTGAGCTTTTGAATAGTAGTGATGATTATCTTGGAGTTGCTGTGTAACCGCTTTACAAGTTCGTCCGTGTTATCTGTACCATCCACTGCTCCCGGCTCAAAGGCTTCATATTCCGATTGGGTTTGTGTATCAAGGTCATGGCGGTCAACCACAAACATAACCTTATCTACATCGTCCAGTTCGGAAACGAGTTGTGCTGCCTTGAATGAAGTTAAAGTCTTTCCGGCTCCGGTCGTATGCCATATATAACCGTTGCCATTGGAGTTTTTTACCTTGTCCAATATTTTCTCTACGGCATAGAATTGATACGGACGGAGTACCATCAGGCATTTGTCGCCTTCATGCAGTACGATATATTTGCCAATGATTTTGCCCAAAGTGCATTTCTCTAAAAAAGCGGCAGCAAATTTATCCAGTTCATTGAACGGCACATTGGCTGCATCCGTCCAGTTGAACGTGAATTTATAACCGCTGTTCGGGTTATTTGCAAAGTAACGGGTATTTACGCCGTTGGAAATAACGAACAACTGAATGTAGTCAAATAATCCGTGAAAAGATGTTTTGTGATAACGTTGTATCTGATTGTACGCCTGTTTGAGTTCCACGCCACGGCGTTTCAATTCAATCTGCACTAATGGCAGACCATTTATAAGAATAGTCACATCGTAGCGACATTTTTTTCGACCTTCCACCGTTATTTGATTGGAAACCTGAAACTCGTTCTGACACCATTGTTGACGATTGAGAAATTCCACCCAAATACGTTTACCGTCTGCCGTATCAAGCGGATAAAGGTCGCGTAGTTTCTTCGCCTTTTCAAATCGTGTACCGCCTTCAAGATAGATAAGAATCTTTTCAAATTCCTCTGTCGTAAATTCAGTTCGACCATATTCAGCCAACCGTTTACGGTTATGTATCTCCAATTGCCGTTTGAAATTTGCTTGAAGATTATCTTCTTCAGCAATCTGGACATACTCATAATCCATTTGCTGAAGTGTAGCGATAAGTCCGGCTTCCAATGCCGCTTCACTTTGTATTGACATATTTTGCTCCGCCTTTTATTTGTTATTTATTTCCGTTCAGATTTCTGATAATCTCAATACCCAATGCGTTTTCTATCTTACATATCGTTTCTAACGACATATTCTTTTTCCCTTTCAATACTTTAGAAATATATTGTTGGGTGCAATTCATTCTTTCAGCAAGCATCTGTTGTGTCAAACCAAGTTCCACCATTCGTTTGGACATAGTAGCAGCAATCAGCTGCGAGTATTCTGCCCAATCCTTGTTATCCTGCTCAGGCTTAGCTGTGCATCTGGCTTCTAAGGTATCACAATATATTCTGTCTGTCATTGTATTTATTGAAAGATTATCTTGTTTGAATGCAAAGGTAATATAAATACCTGAGGAGCACAACTATAAGGTTGTATATTTGAGTAATAAGTGTTTTATGATTGGCAATTTGTATATCCAATGATACTATAATATTCTTCACTTATGCTGAAATCTTAGTGAAAGCACAATAAAAACAAAAACGCCATAGGCTACTACATCGGTGCCAAATACTGCCACGATGTTGTGAGTTGGTTGGAATTTGCCAGACTTGGCTTTTATTTGCATCACGGTCACTTGGAACAACTGTTACGGGTTAGTGGATAATGCCACTCCCGACCACTTGCTGCCACAAGCTGCCAATCAGCCGTAAAACCATTGTCCGATGCGAATATTGGCTTTACTTTGTGGGTAAACCAGATTATCAATAATAAAAACAGTATATGCAATGAATGAATTTGTGATTATTTCAAAAGACGTGTTTGAAGAAATGGTCGGGAAGTTCAGCCACTTCTCCGACCGGGTGAATGAAATTCTAAACAAAAGGGATGAGGGAAGGTTCAGTCGCTGGATGGACAATCAGGAAGTCTGTCAGCAATTACGCATCAGTCCCCGTACCTTGCAGACGCTTCGCGACAACGGCACACTGGCTTACTCCCAAATTGGACATAAGATTTTCTACAAGCCGGAAGACGTGCTGCGTATCGTACGGTTTGTAGAAGACAGACGAAAGGATCCGCCTGTTAGGGAAAGACCATCTGAATGTAATTGAATTTATTGTACCACTAAATCCACTGTAATAAATGAACAAAACGATTATGACTAACGATGAATGGGCTATCGGCTTCATGGAACAATTGGACACCATGCTTGACGGCATTGAAAGCATGAACGAAAAAAGCAGGGCTTCATTCAGCAATGAACGCTTTCTGACGGATAGGGAGGTATCGGCACGACTCAAAGTGAGCCGCCGTACCTTGCAGGACTACCGCAACAACGGGACAATAGCTTATTACCAGTTGGGCGGTAAGATTCTCTACAAGGAATCGGACATAGAACGGATGCTTCTTGCCAATTACCGTGAAGCGTTCAGAAAAAAAGACACCTAAATGGTATGACAAAATGAAAGCCGACAACAGAGGAATACGTTTCCAGTCCGTTGTCGGCTTCTGTTTTTCTTTTCACCTTTTTCAGCTGTCTGCTCTCCGTCCATTATATGGGGAGAGCGAAAAGAAAAGGTGAAGCGATTTTCTGCTGTGGCTTGTGTTCAGCCTGTCTATGACGAATTTTCTGAAAATCAAACATTCCCTTCCACGTAGTCTGAATGCAAGAGCAATCACCATTTCAAGGCTATACACCTCGTAACGTGTTCCGTCGACTTGTCTGATGTACCGTTTCGTTTCTTCTTCCAATAACTCATGATTCTTATAAATGGCATGTACTGCTGTGCGGATGTCGTAGCAGAATACCATAAACATATCCGCTATTTCTTCCATCGTCATCCAGACGGGAGCGGTAGGCATGGTGACCATCCCGTTTTCACTGATAGCGATTATTCCCCGTTCCATTGTCATACCTCCTTATCCGTTCCATTTCCATTCGTTTTCCTTTCCCTTGATATGCCTGTTCCGTAGGTGCGTCTGATTGTTATCAGATTGTCCATATCTTTGGATATCTTCTTGTCAGTGACCTCCGCGTACCGCTGGGTGGTCTTTATACCGGAGTGGCCCATCATCTTGGCTATGCTCTCAATGGGGATACCCTCCGAAATCAAAAAAGTCCCGAAGGAGTGTCTGGCTTGATGATAGGACAAGTTTTCCTCCCTGCCGATGGCAACACCCATCTCATGTATCTCAAACCACATCTCGTCACGGCTTGGGAGTGGGAATACTGGCTTGGTGTCGTCCTTGGTGTTGTAGAGGTCAAGTATCTGTTCTGCTATCGGGTGCAGGGGGATGAATGCCTCCACATTGGTTTTCTTGCGGTTGATACGGATATAACGCCTGCCGTCCGATGTCGTGCCAATATGGTGCGGATGGAGCAGCATGATGTCCACGTATGCCAGTCCCGTAAAAATCGAGAACAGGAACGCCCTCCGCCCAAGTTCCTGCAAGGGGTCGGGCATCGGTGTTTCGAGGATGGTCTTCAGTTCCGCACGGCTGATGTGCTTATGCCTCGGAGCGGGCTTCTTCTCGTATTCCATGTCTTCCAACGGGTTGGCACGGAGTATCTCATAATCAACGGCAAGATACACCAGCTTGCTCAGCCAGCACAGGCACTTGTTCATCTGTGACGGTCCGAAGTTCTTGTAGCGTTTCAGGAAAGCTTTATAGGAATTGCCGAACTCTTCCGTGATTTCAGCCAGATTTATATCACTCTTTCCCTGTGAGGCAAGAAAGTCCGTCAAATACTTCTGATAGTATTTTGAATTTCTGTACGTCGAAGTGGAATTTATCTCCTTTGAGCGGACAAGCAGCCTTTCAAGTTCCATCTCGCCCATCTGTAACAGTTTGACCGGAATGACGGCTTTCTTTGCCAGCGTATTTTTGAGCAGCTCGGCACTCACTACGTTCTGCTTCTTCAATGAATCCTCATAGGCACATTCGACGGACTTGCGGAACTCCAGCAAGCGGTTGTTTTCACGGATGGTACGGATTGAGCCTGTCTTGCTGTTCCAGTCTTCGGGTCTGCAATAGATGCCTGTCGCCATTGTGGAACTCTTGCCGTCTATGGTGATGCGGCAAAGGACGGCGGTCGTGCCGTCAGCCTTTACTTTATTCCTGTTGATGTATGGTAATACGGAAAATGTACTGCGCATAATTGTAATATTTTAAGTTTCTTATTTTAATGATTACAGGACAAGATTCAAGTCCTTGGTTGCTTCGATATACTTGTCCATGTCCTCAAACAGCTTTTTCGGAGTGACACGGGCATACACCTGCGTGGTGGTTATGTCGGAATGTCCCAGCATCCGGCTGATGGTTTCTATCGGTACTCCGGCTTCCAGCGTAATCAGCGAGGCAAATGAGTGTCTTGCCTGATGATAGCACAAGCCGCCATTCACTCCGGCAAGGACAGCAAGGGCTTTCATATGTCGTTTCATGTTGGGGTGATGAACCATCGGGAAAAGTGTCGGTCTGCTGTCATCACGATATTTCTCTATCAGCGCAAGTGCTTCGGGAAGCAGTTTGACGCTTGCCCGAAGCTCGTTTTTCTTCCTGTGGTACTTCAGCCAGAGGTTTCCCTCATCGTCCGTGTAAAGATTCTCACGGGTAACACTCACCGCATCGGCATAGGCGGTTCCCGTATAGCAGGCAAACAGGAAAAGGTCGCGGGCAAGAATGTGTGTGGTGCGCCATGCGGGTATTTCCACATCACGGATTTTCTCGAAGTCCTCACGGCTCAATGCCCTCGGTGTGCGTTCTGTCTTTTGTGGAAGGGTGAAATTGGCGAAGAAACACCTGTCTGCGTATCCCTCCTTGTAGGCAATACGGCATACCTTTTTCAGAATGGCGAGATAATGGCGCACGGTATCTACCGCCAGTCCCTTTACGTCCATTACATAATTCTGGTAGTCATGGATGAACTGCTCGGTAAGCTGGCCGAAAGCGATGTCCTTCGTCTTGAACTGCCACTGGATGAACTCACCCAATCTCATTCTCATGTAGTAATAGCCGGGATATGTTCCTTTGGCACGGTCGATGCCGATACGTGCCTTCAAGTCCTCACAGATACGGTCAGTCATTCTAAGCAATGTCATCTGTGTTTCCATGCTGCCTTGGAACAGTTCCTTGACCGCCGTGGCGTCAAAGTCTTGTCCGCGTTCCACCAGCGTGTCAAATGCGTTATTGATGGCAAGCAGCAGCTTATCCAGCTTGGCATTGGTTTCCACCGCCTCACGGCTCTTGCCGCCCAGACGGCTTTCCCTTGCGTTCCACAACTCCGGCTTGCACGACAGTTTGCAACCGAACTGCGCCATTGTGCGGTTTACCGTAACTCTTCCCATTATCGGGGCTTTGCCCGACTTGTCCGTTCCGCTCTTTTTCAGGTAGAGCAGCACCTTGAATTTTTCAATCTTCATCGCTTACACTTTTTTGGTTACAAAATTACTTTGAGTATAAGCGTTCATTGATTTGCAGAACACTGCGTATCAGTGCAAAAGAAACGGCTGTCCAACAATTTCATTTTCCGTGCGCTACCTATCCTTGCTTCGGTAACAGGCAGCTAACGACTTGGTAACTGAAATGGCTCAATATTCCGCACTTCCTTGCGTTTTCGGCATTTGGCAGAATAGTGAAAAGCTACTCATTTCAAACGGGTTGCGTTTTGTTGTTACTTGTTTGCTGATGGTTGCTTTGTGGGTTCTGTTCCACCTTGCTCGGCACACGTTCGCAACGACTACCACGTTGTCAAAGGGCGTACCCATTGAAACGGTGTCCAAGATGTTGGGACACACCAATATCGAAACGACCCAAATCTATGCCCGCATCACTAACAGCAAGATAGGCAGTGATATGCAGGGGCTTGACAAGAAGTTTGTCGGCATCGAGAAGATTTACAAGGAAGTCGCCATGTGAATTTTCAGTTACCTATATACCGTTGGTAACAAAACAGGTAACGATTTCGGTAACGAAATTCCACCTAACAAGCTATATCCCAACAAAGTACATTCTTTCACCTTGCGGGCAGTCCACCGACTACCCGCATTTTTATTCCCTTTTCCACTGGCACATTCCCCGAAACGCCAGCCGTGCGTGGCATGGCTGACTGTATTTCGTGAAAAGAGCCGTTGGAAACCCGCACAAGCGTACCGCAAGGTAAACTTGCCATACCCTTGCCTTTCCCGCCCGCATGGAGTGTTCCCTAAAAGACTAAAGGGAACAGGCACTTTTCCCCAATTTCCCTATCTGTAAATCTTCCTCTTACGCAGTCCCCCAGCCGGGACGGTCGTTTTAATCATTTCAATAGGCAAAGGTAGTTACGTGTTCTTCACGATTTTGCAAGGTCGAGCCGTTCCGGTTTGGCGAAAAAATCTTCCCTGCCTTGCGAGGTATTTTTTGCCCAAAACCTTGCAAACTCTAAACACTACCCTTTTACGCCTATGTGAAACGAAAACGACCGACCCGACCGGAAGACGCATAAAAAAAAAGTCGGATTTACGGGAAACAGGAAAAAAGTTCAGTGAAACTTCAACTCCCTCACCTCTCGAATCCGCATAAAATTAAAAACTTAAAAATTACAGCAATATGGAAGCAAAGGTATTATCGGAAGCAAAAGTTTATGTAGGCACTTATGCCAAGTACAACAACGGTTCATTGTCCGGCGCATGGCTCGACCTTTCGGACTATTCGGACAAGGAAGAATTTTATGAAGCCTGCCGGGAACTTCACAAGGACGAGGAAGATGCGGAATATATGTTTCAGGACTGGGAGAACGTGCCGGAGGGCTTAATCGGCGAAAGCTGGATTTCTGAAAACTTCTTTTCCCTGCGTGATGCGGTGGAGGATTTGAGCGACACCGAGCAGGAAGCCTTTTTCGTGTGGTGCAACTACAAAAGCCATGATTTGGGCGAGGAAGATGCGGACGATTTGATAAAAGCCTTTCAAGACGAGTATATAGGACAATATGACGATGAAGAAACCTTTGCCACGCAAATAGTCGCCGAGTGCTACGAACTGCCCGACTTCGCCGAAACATACTTTGATTACCAAAGGTTTGCCCGTGACTTGTTTATGTTCGATTACTGGTTCGATGACGGTTTTGTGTTCCGGGCGGCATAACTGAATACCAATTCGGGCGGGGTTCAAAGCCCTGCCCGCTAAAAACAACCAAGCGATGAAACGGAAAAGCATTTATAAAATCCTTTGGCGGGCGTTGCTGTTCTGCCTTGCATGGCGGTTCGCCAGCGTAGCCGGAGCAGGCACGGCGATAACGGCGTATATCGTATTTCGTGCCGCCTGTTTCCTGCTCCGTGTCTGCCTTTCAGCCGTTTATGCGCTGGGCATGGCTCTGCTTTTCCTGTCGTTGCTTTTCTTACTGATATTATAACCATAAAAAATAGAACATCATGCAGTCACTTAACAAAAACGGGGTAAGCATTACCCAAACACCGGGAGAAGAAAAGTTCGTGAAATGCTGTTTAGGGGCTTTCAGGGGACAGATTTATTTTCAATATGACTACCGCCACACCGATATGGAACTTTTCAGTACGGTAGCCAAAACGCTGGACGAGTGCCGCCGCAGGCGTGACGAGTGGATAGCGAAAAAAGAACGGAGTAATAAATAAGTAAAATTTAGGGATATGAAAACGACAGAAGTAAACAAGGAGCTTATCGGCAAGCGTTGCGAGTGTATTTTTACGGGTTTAATGGTAACGGGCGTTATCGAGGACATCCAAGACGACCGGCATTCCACAGCGGTAAAAGTCCGCTTCGACCACCCGCACCAGTGGGGCGATGATTTGTATAATGATGTGTGGGCGTGGGGGCGTAAAATAGACGAGTTCGGCACGTTACACCATTTACAACTGTTAGAGGATAAACCGGACTTTCAGATAATGACGGTAGTTTTCGGCGAGCCAATCAGCCGGATAGACCGCAGTGTTTTTGAAGATGTTGCAACGTGGGGTGTCTGTTCCCTGCAAGGCTGGGTAAACAGCTACGAAAGTGTCCGGTTTGTAGCCATAAACGACCATACGGCAATCATTACGGGCGAATATAACATGGAACAGGTAAAGGTGTGGTTAGAGAAATACACGTCCATAAAGAGCCTTAAAACCAGTTGA